GTGAAAGGCAGCTCCAATGACCAGTTTCTAAAAAAGATGGAAGAAGGATTAAAACTAAGGGGATATAGTCAAAAAACCATAAAGTCCTATATGAGTCATGCAAGATTGTTTCTTGAGTATTGCGGCAAGAATGCTAACCAATTAGTGAAGGAAGATATTAACTATTATCTTTTATATTTGTTGGAACAAAAAGGTAACACACATTCTTTCGTAAGCCAAGCTGTAAGCTCAATAAAGTTTCTATTCGGAAAAGTACTTATGAAAGATGATTTAACACTAAACATAGTTAGGCCAAAGAAAGAGAAAAAGCTGCCGGAAGTGCTTAGTCAGAAAGAAGTGCGGGTTATTTTGGATAATATAACTAACCTTAAGCATAAGGCAATATTATTTCTAACATATTCATCAGGGCTGCGGGTAGGTGAGGTTGTAAGGCTTAAATTGAAGGATATTGACAGCGATAGGATGCTTATACACGTAGTACAGGGTAAGGGAAGAAAAGACAGATATACTGTACTCTCTGAAGTTACTCTCGGCGTACTGCGCGAGTATGTACAGAAATTCAAGCCGGCAGAATGGCTGTTCCAAGGAGAAGAGGCTGGCAGGCATATTACTGAAAGAACTGTCCAGCGTGTATTTGAAAGCGCGAGGGAAAAGGCAGGAATACAAAAGAAGGTATCAGTACATAGTTTGAGACATTCTTTTGCAACTCATCTTTTGGAGGGAGGGATAGACTTGAGATATATTCAGGAACTACTAGGACATGAAAGCAGCAAGACAACAGAAATTTATACCCATGTGACAAAGAAGAGCATAAAAAGCATTGCCAGCCCTCTAGATAAGATTATAGGCAAAAGGGAATATAACTGAATACTGACATAGAGGTAATTCACGAAATATGTCGCCTATCATAACATATTGGCATCATTCACGACATATGACGGGAATGTGGTAGTTATACGACAGGTAATGCAGATTGCTGATTGTGAAAAGATAAATGGATGATGAACTTATTAAGCAGTAATATTAATATTGTAGATATATACCATATTATGGTAGAATTAGATAGAGACTGTTGCAGGTGTGGTATGCCTCCTTTTACTAAGGAGGTGAGGCTATGAGTATATATGAGTCCGTAAGTGCTATGCTTATGTTCGGCATGTTGATTATAGCTTTGCTGAGTTTTCATCGAAAGAAAAACTAGCAAAAAAGAAAACCACCCTGCAGTGCTAGTGCAGGGTTGGTTATTTAGTTAACCATCATCTGTCGAGGCAACCACATTTGTGGCGGTCTCTTTAGTATTATTATACCAAATTGAAATAATTAATCAACAAATTTTCTTGCAAGGTACAAACTCCTATGCTGAGTTTGATAGATATTTAAACCCAAGGGAGACAATATCTACATAAGCGACTCATGTCAGGTCCCAGGTACCGATAGCGGTATCCAAATAATATCGAGCAAGGCGTTGGGGGGCATTACCCATCGTATAACAATGCCCTCACGCTGCGGCACGGAGAGCAAGGGCAAGAAGCATGCGTGTCTTGGGTTGCAAAGATGTGCAATACTATAGTTTTTCTTAGGTAGCAACCACACCCCTTCACCGGGAGCGAAGCTCCGCCAGGAGGTAGAGCTCTGCTGGTCCGGTTCAGCGGTGTCGTGAGTGCGAACCCGTTAGAGCGACATGTCGCTTCGCTCCAATCGCTCTAACGTGGCGCGGGCTTTGCGCCCGCTGTTAGGCGGTGGCGAAGCGCCACATCGCCTAACAGCGGCCTTTACGTACATTCACTCGCCAAGTGCAGTTGCACTAGGGCTCGTGAACGTCGTAAATCCCGCGCCACGTTATACGACATATCCTGCTAAGGGACTGAACTCTATTACCCCTCATTTGATTTTAAATAAAGGCTTTGTACAAAACTAATTGTAAGGAGGATAATTTATGGAATTGGTTGTAAGAGGTAGGAGAATGTTAATCATAATAATGTCTGCTTTGTTATTAGTTGATATTTCTACTACTATAGTTGTTTCATATCTTTATACTAGATATGGCTATACCTCTCAAGCATTATCTGGATTAATAACAGGAGTTGTAAGACTTGCTATAACAGCACTAATATTATTTTTCCTTTACAAAGGGCACAGATGGGCTAAATGGCTAATAATTGTATTAATGTTTTTTGCTGGATTATTCTCTTTGTTTGCGCTTCCTAGCTTTTTAGCCAAGAGTTTAGGAGTCTTATGTATTGTTTCTGGAATTGTTTTGATTGCATCAAAGAGTATTAATGGATTTTTACAGTATCAGAGGAGCAAAAAAGAAAACATTGTTGATGACCACAAACAAGATACAGATAACAACTAATGTGATTATTATTCTGTGATTTATACTCATGCTATCTGAATAATAGATTAAGTTACTAATATTTGTTGATACGCGGGGCAGGATACGCCGTATAACAATGCCCTCACGCTGCGGCACGGAGGGCAGGAGCAAGAGGCATGCGTGCCTTGGGTTGCCGGATGCATTTGCTTTAGAGCGTGGGCAGGGCAACCACACCCCTTCACCGGGTGTCACCACCGCCAGGGGGAAGGGCTTTGTGGGTCCGGTTCAGTGGTGTCGTGAGTGCGAACCCGTTAGCTGACATATGGTGCAGATTGCTTATTTAAGAAGTATTTTTATATTAAACATCAGTAGAAATTACGTATTAATTTACTCAACAAAGATACCAATTAATTTACTCAACAAAGATACCAAAAGGCATTAGTATGAAATTGGGTTATAATATCATGTTTTTGGTACAATGAAAACCGAGCGTTCCGGAACTTAAAAAACCCTGCATAAAATGGAAAAACCCCATTGCGAGCACCCCTAAAAAATAATACCCTTTTAGGTGTCGAATCTAAAGGGGGGTACAGAAAGGATGCTAACAATGGAGCAAGTATATCGTATCAAAATCATGAAGAAATTTGAAGGCAAAAGTTTGAGAAAAATATCTCAGCTTACCGGACATGATTTTGAAACTGTAAAGAAGTATGTCGAGAAAGACGATTTTAATCTGACAATCCGCCCTAAGCAAAGACGGAAAGGCAAATTGTCTCCATATAGGAGCATTGTAACCACATGGCTTATCAAAGATAAGCAGGCACCACATAAACAGCAACACACTGCGAGAAGAGTATATGACCGATTGAAGGAACTGTATGGTGATGAATTTGATGCCAGTGAGAGGGCAGTTAGGAAATTTGTTGCAGATATCCGAAAGGAGTTACAAACGAATACGGACGGATTTCTTCCGCTGGAACATCCTCCGGGAGAAGCCCAGGCAGACTTTGGAGAGGCTCAGTTCATCGAAAACGGTATTACATATGACGGATATTACTTAAATATGTCCTATCCTCACAGTAACGGCGGTCACACGCAGTTATTTAAAAGCGCAAATCAGGAATGCCTGCTGGAAGGAATGAAGGCAATCTTTGAACACATCGGTGGTGTACCGACAGCAATCTGGTTTGATAATATGTCTACGATTGTCAAGAAAATCAAGGAGTATGGGGAGAGGGATTTAACTAAAGGATTTTTAAGATTCATGATGCATTACGGCTTCCAAAGCAACTTCTGTAATCCTAACAGTGGTCATGAAAAGGGATCTGTAGAAAACAAGGTTGGCTATCACCGCCGTAATATGTTTGTTCCAGTTCCGGAATTTAAGGATTTAAAAGAATATAATAAGGAACTCCTCCTAAAATGTGATCAGGACATGAATAGGATGCACTACAAGGGATACGGGATGATTAAAGATTTATTCCGGGAAGATCAGCAGGAATTTTTCAAGCTACCAAAGGTTCCCTTTGAAGTATTCCTGCATGAATTCGCCAAGGCTGATAACTACGGGAAAGTAAAGTTTGATGGCAAAACCTATTCGACTGCTCCCAGCATGGCCGGACGTCAGGTCATTGTTAAAGCTGGAGCTTATAATATTGAAATACTTGATACGGATTACAATTACATCATAGGCCATAGACGGCTTTATGGCGAGGAAAAGGAGTCGATGAACTGGATTCCCTATCTTGAGCTTATGAGTAAAAGGCCGACCGCATTAAAATATACAGGGCTATATAATCAGCTACCGCAAATCCTTAAAGAATACCTGGACAAGAGCGACTATGAGGGGAAAAAGCAGGCTTTAAAGCTGTTTACCAAAATGACAGTAACTACGGGCTTTGACACAGCAATAGAAGCATTTGAAGAAGGACTAAAACTAGGTGTAAGTGATCCAGACAGTATATGGGCGATATATTGCCGCTTAACGACCGGAACTTTACCGGAACCAGAAGTATCTCTGCCTGACACAGTTCCGGAACTTAAGAAATATACACCTGACATTAAAATATATGATCAACTGATTGTTCCCGGAGGGCTACAGCTATGACTTCAGATATATTAATTAAGCAGTATTGCAAGAAACTTCGGTTTGGAAAGAATATTTACGAGAACTATTCAAAGATTAGCGCAACTGATTATGCTGATTTTCTGGCACAGCTTTTAAAGATGGAGATAGATCATCGTGAGCTTGTTAGAAAAAACAGGAATCTGAAATCTGCAGGTTTTGATGTTATCAAAACCTTTGAAAGTTATGAATTTAGGGATATTCAGATACCAAGTGCCATCAGTATTGAAGAATTAAAGACCGGAGCTTTTATTGACAAGCTTGAAAATCTGATTCTTTATGGACCGGTGGGTACAGGAAAAAGTCATATGGCTACTGCTATTGGAGTTGCAGCTTGTTCCAGAGGAAAGAAGGTAAAATTTTATCGTACAGCAGCGTTAGTTAATCTTTTAAGCGAAGCAAAGGCAAAGGGAGACTTACAACGGTTTATTAAGCAATTAAGAAAAATAGATCTATTAATTTGTGATGAATGGGGATATGTTCCCTTTGAAAAAGATGGCTCACAACTGCTGTTTCAGGTCATATCTGAATGCTATGAAAAAAGGAGCGTGATAATTACAACAAATCTGGAATTCAGTAAATGGAACGGTATTTTCTATGACGAAAAACTGACAAGTGCAATTATTGACCGGTTAGTACACCACAGCCACTTGCTGGTTTTTCAAGGGCAAAGTTACAGGCTAACCCACTCAACCATGAAATCCCAATAATGGGAAAGGGGTGCTCGGAAAATTAAGTTCCGCACTGCCCGGATTTGTACTTGCCAAAAACAACATCAAGTATGCAAAATAATTTATATTTGTATTTAGAGGAGTTTGTATGAAGGATACATTTAAAAAATTTATTTTAGCTTTAGGCATAATTTTATTATCAATACTATGTATTATGATGAGAAGTACAAATGAAGTTGCAGATAAAGTGGAGAGTTCAGCGAGAATAGGTACATGGTGGCTTCAAAGAATCAACTACTCAAGGGAAATCGAACTAAATCTAATTAAAAGAAATGTGGTTGTAGCAGTAGTTGATACTGGATTTAAAAAAAACAATGATGAATTCATTCATATTGCAAAAGGATATAATGTACTAAATAATACAGAAGACACCAACGATACTCATGGGCATGGAACAAAATGTGCCCAACTGATTGCATCAAAAGAAATTGGCATTAATCCATATGCTACGATACTCCCTGTTAAAGTACGGAAAGATTTAGTAGATAACCCCCAAGATGTGTCTAAGGGGATTGTTTGGGCTGTGGATAATGGTGCAGAAATTATAAACCTTAGTTTAGGTAAAGCACCCAAAGAAAATAACATGTATGAGGAATACCGTGAAGGCGTGGAATATGCATTAAAAAAAGGTAAACTCGTTGTTGCTGCTTCGGGGAGTGTAGGGAGCGAGATATTCTATCCAGGTGCAATTGATGATGTCATATGCGTTAGTGCACTGGATGCAAATTATAACTACAAGTTTGGTTTTAATGTGGATGAAATAGACATCTTTGTCGTTGATATAAAAGATAACTTAAGTTCAAGTTATCCTACAGCTATTGTATCAGGAGTAGCCAGCCTTATTATGGCTATAGATAATACGCTGTCAGCACAAGATGCAATGAAAGTTATTCTTGATACTGCCGATGCTATAACTATAAATAATAAGCAAGCCAAAGTAGTAAACGTTGATAGAGCTATAGGAAAAGTACTTAAAAATTAAACAACCTCAGTCTTCCAAAGGGGTAAAATACAAATCTTTTGGAATTACATTTTTAATAAATTAGCAATCTCACTATATGGATTTCCTTTCTAAAAGGGCTCGACCGTAATGACATATTTTTGTGACAACCGTTGGAAAGTAGCTATTGATTATAGTGAAACAGTTGAGACTAAAAATCATAATAATATACGGTTGAAATAAGGAGTATTCTTCAAATAAGGTTCAAACTCCTATGAGGAGTATGTTAGAGATTAGGACCCGAGAGAGACATTTTTAACATAATCGACATATGTCAGGTTCCGGGTACCGGAAACACTATATAAAGATATTCGGGCAAGACTCTGCAAGGCACCATACGACAGATAACAATGCCCTCACGTTACGGCACGTTAGGCTATGACGGGGAGCATGCGTGCCTTGGGTTGCCGGATGCATTTGCTTTGAAGCGGGAGCAGGGCAACCACACCCCTTCGCCGGGAGCGAAGCTCCGCCAAGGGGCAGGGCTCCGGGGTCCGGTTCAGTGGTGTCGTGAGTGCGAACCCGTTATATGACAGGTGATGCAGATTGTTTATTTAAGATAGCAACAAATAGATGATAAAATTCTTAGGGGAATAATAAGAGCATTGTAAGATTGTACCATATTATGGTAGAATTAGATAGAGACTGTTGCAGGTGTGGTATGCCTCCTTTTACTAAGGAGGTGAGGCTATGAGTATATATGAGTCCATGAGTGTTATGCTTATGTTCGGCATGTTGATTATAGCTTTGCTGAGTTTTCACCGAAAGAAAAACTAGCAAAAAAGAAAACCACCCTGCAGTGCCATTGCAGGGCTGGTTATTTAACTAAGCTCTCGTGAGGCAACCACATTTGTGGCGGTCTCTTTAGTATTATTATACCAAATTGAAATAATTAATCAACAAATTTTATTATAAAGTACAAACTCCTATGCGGAGTTTGATAGAATCTAAACCCAGGAGAGACAATGTTTTTGGCAAGTAGAAAATGCATAATTCGGCAAAAATTTTTACAGAACTCTGAGTTTACAAAAATGTATAAATATGGGTTGTTATTGGTGGCAAGACCATCATCTTTATAAACTCAAAGCTGTAACTGCCAGTGCAGCACCCTAATACTGCTTAAATACTAACGTCGTCGCTGTCATTATCTTCAAACGCGCTCTTAAATTCCTCATACGCAGGGTAATCCTCAAAGCTTCTATTGATATCTTCATTCAGCCTCAAGTATGGGCTCTGATATTTACTCATATCAAAATGTTGGCTCTTCTTGTATTGATAATCCAGACGGTTAACCTCAGACCTCAATTCAGCTATAACATCACATAGTTCATCAGCATACTCTCTTAAAGCCTTGACCAGCAATATTCTCTCAGAATGCTTATACAATTCAAGTTCCACATCATCATACATAGGTTCAGTATAATCCATTAGTTCCACCCTCCTTATTGGCTTTTCATTATCGAGTTCCTCAGGCGGTAACTCGTTCCCGTGAAAAGCAGCAGGTGGCTGTGATGGATCAACCGATCTATAATAGCGCTGGTCAGCCTTTCATTGTAGAAAATATTATTCCATTTGCTGAATTCCAGGTTCGTTGTTATGATGACGCTTCGCCTTTCATAGCAGTCGGCAATCACCTGAAAAAGCAGCTGTGAGCCATCGATATCAAGGGGAAGGTATCCCCATTCATCACATACGAGAAGATCGATTTTTTGAAGCTGTTTTAAAAACTTGTTCAGTTCTCCCTTTGCCTTGGCGTCGATTAAGAAGTTCACAAGCGACGCTGTACGGAAGTATTTGACTTTCTTTCCCTTGTTGCATGCATCAATGCCTGCTGCGACTGCAAGGTGAGTCTTGCCTGTCCCCACAGGGCCGTAAAGTATCAGGTTCTCAAATCTATCGATAAAATCACCGGACTTTATATTGTCTACAGATATGCTGGACGGAATCTGTATATCGTCGAAGATGTACCCCTCAAACGTCTTTATCACATCAAAGTTTGCCGATTTTATTGCCCGGTTTTTTCTCACAACCTCTCTATGTTCAATCTCCATCTCCAGCAATTTTGCCAAAAACTCCTCGTTATTTGCCGCCTGGATTTTGCCGTAGTTTTCAACTGTAGATTAGTATTTTAAATAGGGAAGAATAATCTACATTTTCTCACATTATTTAAGACGGCGTTAATTTAATCCTATGAGAATTTGAGAAATAGATTTTCAAATTAAAATATATTTTAAAATATGATAAAATTCTGCATGGAGGTATTGAACTAATGCAGAATATTTTTTTATCCGGCTCAAAGCCTGAAGCCTTTCAGGAGGCAAATGAGGACCTATTTCCAGATGCACCTATACGATGCACGTTTAAAAATTGTCGTATGCCTGTGAGAATGAAAAAACACGGTTTTTATAAAAGATACGTTATTGCATATAATTTTAGCGGTTACATATATATACGTAGATATATTTGTCCCTGCTGCGGCCGCACTGTTTCCTTCCTTCCCAGCTTTTTAGTTCCATATTTTCAATATGCTTTGCCATATATTCTGGCATTTCTAAATGGATATTTCAAAAGAAGGCAATCTCTAAGAAAATATGTTGAGTGGTTTAGAATAAAAAAAGACGGCTTCAGCCGCCGGCATTTCAGATACTATATTAACCGTATATTTTCAAATCGTAGCTTAATCCAGTTTTATTTAAATCTGACTGACCAAAGCATGGTCCAGAAAGAAGATGCAATGGACAGTCGATTGTTTGCCAAAAGTCTATTAGAAAAAATACATGCAGTGTCCCCACACTATTTATCATGGAACTTTTTCAACCTCACAGGTAAAAACATTTTGGCTCCTGTTCAAAGGATATCATAAAAGCACCAAATTGTCATAAAAATCTCAGCAACAGAGCTTACCCAGTTCCAAGAAGTGTGTTTATGTATTACCCTATTTTTGATACAAATACGTAGTAAAGAAAGGAGTAATACAACAATTATGGACGAGAAAACAAGACAGGCAATAGCGCTAAAAAGGTTTTCTATCATAAGCCCGGTGCTTAGCGGCAATGTGAAAAACAACAGGGAATACTTTCAGGAGCTATCAAAGAATCCTGTTGATATGCCATATCTTGGTACAAAACTTTATCATTACAAAACCTTTGAAAGCTGGCTTTATGATTACTACAGATATGGACTTGACGGGTTGACACCTGGGTTTAGAAACGACAGGGGAAAAAGCAGGAAGATATCAATAGAACTGGGAGACAAAATTAAAGAGTATCGTACAAACAATCCTAAAATGCCAGTTACGATATTATATGACAGGCTAATATCAGAGAGGATCATCAATCCTTTAGAATTGTCAAGATCCAGTGTATACCGATATGTAGCAGATATGGTTCTTCCATCTGGTGGAGAAGGGTCCGGAGAAAGCCTTAGATTTTCTTATCAGTATCCGGGAGAAATGTGGCAAGGGGATGTGATGTATGGGCCTTATATACAGGCGGGTAAAAAGAAGCAGCAGACATATCTTCACGCATTTATCGATGATGCCACAAGAATGATTATGTATTCAAAATTCTTTTATGAGCAGAACTTTGAAACATTACGCATCTGCCTTAAGGAAGCTATGTTAAAAAACGGAATACCACATCTTATCTATACAGATAACGGGAAAATATATCGCAGTCAGCAGCTGGAATATATATGTGCCTCGATGGGCTGTACGCTTCTACATTCGCAACCCTATGTTCCAAAGGGTCGTGGAAAAATTGAACGATATTTTAATACAGTCCGTATGAGGTTTCTCAGCAATCTGACCCCTAAAGACCTTAATAGTCTTGAGTCACTAAATGAAGCGTATGAGAAATGGCTCGACAGTGACTATCAGAAAAAAGAACACTCAGCTTTAAACGGTAAGACACCCCATCAGAGCTTTATTGATAACATTGACAGAGTAAAGCTGGTAACTGATAGAAATCAGTTTAATGAGAACTTCCTGTTGAGAATTAGCCGAAAGGTCTGTCATGATGCAACTATACAGGTGGAGAATATTTTGTTTGAAACAGATCCATGCCTTGCTGGAAAACGTCTTGAGGTTCGTTATGAGCCTGAGTGGCTTTCGGATCAAACAAAGAATCTGCAGCTGTATGAGGACGGGAAACGCATTGGGGAAGCAAAACGAATACGGTTCTTTGATAATGCACATGTGCAGCGCCGGTTTCCTGGGAATCGGAAGAAAGCTGCTGAAGAAACAAAAGCTGTATTGAGTTCACCAGAGAGTAATTTTGTTACCCTTAAAAATACAATTTCATTTAAAGATTTAGTTCAAGGAGGAAGCGAAAATGTTTAAGCAGTTCTATGGACTTACTTTCAATCCATTTGACAAAGAAATTGAAATAGATAAGCTGTTTAAGAGCAGTGATTTAAACGAGCTGGAACAACGGCTAAGATATATGCTGGACAATAGAGGAATTGGTCTTATTGTTGGTGAGCCGGGTACCGGAAAATCCACCTGTTTAAGGAGGTTTGCCGAAAATGCCAACAAATCACTTTACAGGGTATGTTATCTTCCACTTACAACTTTGACCGTAAAGGATTTTTATCAGGGTCTTTGCACTATGCTAGGAACTACAAAGAGATACAGGAAAGTAGATATGTTTTTTGAGATACAATCGGCCATAAATTCACTTTATTACGAACAAAGAATTACACCGGTATTTATTGTGGATGAAATACATATGGCTTCTACTGCAATACTTGATGATTTAAGAATACTGTTTAATTTTAAGATGGATTCTGCCAATCCCTTTGTTTTAATACTTTCGGGACAACCTCAAATACGAAACAAGCTGATGTTAACAAGCAGCTATCCATTAAAGCAACGAATTATTATGAGATATTCAATGCAAGGACTTACTCAAGAAGAATGCAGAGATTATTTAAGCAGCAGGATGAAGCTTGCAGGGTGCTCCAGAGAAGTATTTACCCCTGAAGCAACTCTAGCCATTTACAATATATCTGGAGGAGCTCCAAGGGTAATCAATAATATTGCCACCGCAGCACTCATGTATTCAGCCGCGAAAAGAGCCGATTCCGTGGACGAAGAGGCTGTTTTCCAAGCAAACATTGAGCTTGGGGCCTAAAAAGCTAAAGCACTTTGAGTAGCAAATATTCAAGGTGCTTTATTTATATCATATTTTTACAAGGCTTGCAATGGCTAGAGAATTACATGCTTAAAGATGTTCCTAGTACAATTTGAGAATGTTCCTAATTTAATTTTACATGCCTATTTTAATTTGATAAAAACGGATCATTACTTCCAGTTACAATGTGAAAAAAACTTCCTAGTTTAATTTGAAAATTGACAATATGCGCAGGGCTCGACTTCCCTTTATACCTCTGTAACCAGAGACCTTTTTGACGATGCGGCAGAATTCACTTAATGTTACGGTCTGCATTTTTGCTCGCCCTGCTGTTTAGGCAGGTACTTTATCCTCCCGCTCAGCACCCCACATTACTGTGACGCACCGGGATTAGCTAACGGGCTTCCTGGCAATTACCCGTGCCAGACTTGCACTGGCAAGTGTGGTCCAGCTTCGCTGGACGCACAGCATGAAAAAGGAGCAACCTTTCGGTTGCTCCTGAATTGGATATGTACTTGTATTACCAAAGGCCATTTCTTATTCGCTGATCCATAAGGATAGCATAAACGTACGACGGTCCTTGACAAACTCTTTGAATAATAGAAACGTTTTTAAGAGGCACATATGCAAGTGCCTTTTCAAAACTTGATTTTGGAATATTCCAGTTAGTCGTGCTTGGCACAATAGCCTCGCCTTTAACTGTGAAAGTGAATTCTTGACCCTGCTTTTGCCGGAATATTTCGCCTTCAAGAGCTATTATTCTTCTCCATATACTGTCAATATCAAATGCTTGCCTGTCCAAATTGCTTACCCTCCCAATATTTGATTTGATGTTTTCAATACGAAGTCGGATAATATTTCCGGGAAGTGCCTCAAACAGATCGGGGTAATGACCGACTCTTGCACGTATTTGATTATAATCTGCTTTGTCACCGCTTCTTTGAAAATACAAACTTTGTTCAAAGATGGCATCAGCTAGGTCAGAAGCATGCATCTGATTGTCTGGCGCTTCCTTTAGAACAATACACATTGCATCGTGGAGGGTATATGGAGACGCCTTTGTCGGTTCTTGGTAGATGTCAGGGTTGCTTTGGATGGTTTCTGCTCTCGTAATGATATAAGCGGGCAAGTTGTCTTTCAACAATACAGCCTGCCCGTATTCATCGACAATTTCAAAAACACCTTCTGGCGATTTTTTTATATTCTCAAACGGTATCAACGTTTTTAAGGGTATTTCCAATTTAGCCCACCTCCTAAAACAAATGTATCAGGAGATAAACAAAAAGTCAATAGTTGTTCAAACAAAAGTTGATTTGTTTGAGAATATTCCGCTGCGAACTAGTGTATGCCATACAATTTTAAATACCATTAGGAATAATGTCGTCAATTGTAATGGATTTTTTGGGCTTTTCAATGCCATGCCATTGCTTATGGCAAGCCCAAAGATCAAAGAATAAACCGATGGGCATAAGCCAGAATTCCTCTGCGCTCATGCCCATCTGCACTGTGCCGTAATAATAAAGTCGGGTAAAGACCTCATCGTCTGTTACCCGACTTCCGCGTTTTTTGAGGATTCTTCCTCGCTTTCAATATTACGCTTCGTGCCTTTGAACATCGCCTCAGTGATGGCGCTCTTATATGTTGCGAGTTCCAGCGGTGAGGTCAGAAGCTCCACATCCTCTTCAGTGAGAATTTCTTTAGGATTATCCTTGTTCTTTAAGTTGTGAACGAGAATAGACTGGTTTGCCAGCAGCGTTATAAGCCACACGATCTCGTCCAGAGCCATTTCGAAGTTTTCAGATTTCAGCAGCTTATCGCCCAGGTTCTCTAAGCCCCCGTATCGGCGAGCGATCTCCTTCGTGGCTCGGGTGGTAAGTATTAGCTCAAACTCCGTGCCACCAATATTGATAACAGCGCTTCTTTCATTATCCATCTTTCAACCCTCCTACGGCTCCGGCGTGTAGACCGGTTCATATACCTGCGAGAACCAGCCCGTAATAGTAGAAGAAGATACACCGGGATCACCTTCGGTGACCTCCGCTTTCCATGGGTGCTTTCCCATGCCGTCCAGTTTATTCCGACGCATGACCGTTCCCTCAATGGTAGGCGTAGAGAAGGTGATGGAATCAGCCTTTGTCTGCAGGTTAGTGGCTGGGAGTCCAAACACCACACGATAAAGCCAAAAATATCGGTATGTGCCGTTTGCCTTTTGTGCACGAAAGCCCACTGCAACAGGTGTCCCGGAGTTCTCGCTGGCCGAAATCAGAACACCGTTGTCATCCGTGATTGCACCAGTCAGATCCGCTGCAACAGTGGGGCCTATGTCATCGATGCCAAGGGTAAGCGTACCGCTGTTGAACTCCTTCACTACCTCAGCAGCACCGTCATCTGCATATAGTATCGCCTCCAGCAACTCCACCGAAAGCTCGGCAGTAATAGCTTTGGCGAGTACAACAGGCGTTCCGTAGGTTTCTTCGCCGTTGACATCCTCGGTTATCTTTGAATAGTACAGTCTGTCAAGACCGATGGTTGCCATATTTTATTCCTCCAATCCATAGTTTTTCGCCACATCGATGGCGTAATGATGGTAGCCGGTATCGTCCTCGTGTCCGATATACCGACGCTCTGTTACTATGAAATCTGCTCTCAACAAGGCCGTAATGATTTGCTTTTTACGCAGCTGGTAATTAGCCTTTGAAAACAGTGATATCCGCGCTTCCTGCACCTCAAAGCCAGGACGGTTATCTGCATGGACTACGAAAATATCCGAAAGCGGGAGAATGACTACATACTCATCCGGTGCCATGCCTGAAAAAATGCCGGTCTCCACAGGAAGTGGCACGGCGGATATAAGGGTATTTAGTTCCGATAAAATGCTCATAGTTTGCCGATTTCCTCCTCCAGCTTGGCGATCATGGCTTCGGTGCAGGGTTTACGGGACGCTGTCCGTGCAGGCCTGAGAAATGGCTTAGCGGGCTGGCCGTGTTTACCGTATTCGATGATGTTGGCGATCTTGGCGTTGCTCTCTCCATCTGAACGCGGCTCAGCGAAGCCGACCTTCACATTAAAGTTGCCATCCCTGTCCTGCTTGGCTTCCGATAGCCCCAGGGAGGAGAGCAGCTCACCTGTTGTTCTTGATGGGTGTTTAGTTCCCTTGCCAATGGCTGTTCGAAGATTACCTTTGACCTTCTCCAACACAACCTTACCGCCGACCTCAAGCACCCGTGGAGCGATAACGTCGATCTGGTCACCAAGCCGGGATATACGCAGAAGGAATTCATCAGGCATCTTTACACTAACTTTAGCCATATATCTCACCTCACTGATGGCTCTAGCCGTTCAGCCAGAACCTCGATATACATACCGCGCCCTCGCACATCCTCCGCACTGAGTATACGATACCGACCTTCAGCACAGGTGATAATCATTCCGGCAGTAACCTCTAGGTTAGGTATCTTCCTGAACCGGAATAGGGAGGACGCTGTAGAGAACACCGCCATGTTCCTCCATCGCTCGCTGCCGTGGCGATCCTCCTTGTACGCCCGAACAGATGCGAGGATGGTATCGTCGACAGCTGCGAAGCCTTCCTCATCCTTGGCAGGCACTGTGCTAATAATATCAATGAATGTGTTCATCTTTCCAAAGCTCACATTAAACACCCCACTCCCGGTCGAGCCTCAATAACAAATTCACCGTATTCCATACCTGTTGTCCCGCCTGAACGTTGTCCGCATAGAAGCCTGCTGTC